AACATTGTGGCTTGATCAACCACATGCTTCCCAACACTCAAGAGTTCAGCTTCCACCAGCTACCAATAGTGCGCACACGACAGTTTACAGCCCAATATCACATCATCGTCCGAGTGGTTATCCGATACGACGGCGTTTGCCTAACCGCAACCGCCCACGCGTTTCTAATAGCCCTCACGTGGCACGATGACGTCGACCAGGGAGATAGCTATCACAGCGAGCATCGTATTCTTCGCCACACTGTTGGCGATGAAGATCCTCCAGCTGTGCTTTTGCACACTGAGAGCGATCGTGAGGTGGCTGCGCCCAGTACGCTGGGCGAGCAAGCGCAGCCTAGCAACAGCTTGGGCCGCAGAGAACACTGACTACCCAATCTGGCAAGCTGAGGCGCTCGCCGAGGACGGCGCAATCTCTACTGAGACGCACCAGGACTTGGCGGCCGCCGCTGCCCAGAAGGGGTCAGTCAAGCGAGCATCAACCTTCTACAGACACTGGATAGCGGAGGTGCGCGTAAGGTTCCCTCTCCGCACGCGCAAACCTTCCGATCAAGCCGCCATGAAAAAGTGGCTTGCGGAGGAGATGCGCTTGAAGGGGATCCGCATCACGCACATCGCCGACGCGGTTCCACGGGTCGTGGCAATGGCCACGAACCGTAGCCGCGCTGAGGTCGAGGCGCTTGAGATGGCTGAGCAGTCAGCCCCTTGGGACATGACCACCTCCAGAGACTGCTAGTGGTGCCCTGGAATGCACTCCGAGCAACGTGGCTGCGCTAAGCGGATGGCCGCACAGCTGGCTGACTTGCCGGATGTGAAAGTCGTCATCCAGGGTACGATCCGCAACCGGTGCCGAAGGGTAGCCACGATTACCGGTTTACCATCAAAAGGCATCACCTGGACCCACGCTAACGACGTTGCCAACATCGTCGACAGCGTGCACGAACGCGTGCTTGGGACCACGGTTGATGGCGCCTGGCAACCAACCATGCAGGCTGAAGAAGGAAGTTTCACTGGGGATCTGCTGGTGTATCGCAGACGCGTAACGAAGGCTACTGGCCGCCACTCACTCCCGAGCACTAAAAGTGAGTTTATCTCACACTATCGGGGTCAGAAACGGAGCCGGTACGCCAGCGCTGCGCAATCCCTAGAAAGCAGACCGCTCACCGCATCGGATGGTTATCCTGGCGTGTTCCTCAAGGCTGAGAAGTGGCACGAGCCCAAGGCGGGCCGTGTGATCAGCGCGAGGAGTCCTCGGTATCTCCTTGAGCTTGGATGCTATATCCAACCATTGGAGCGCGTGTTGTTCAGGGCGATCGATGAGGTGTTTGGCTCCCGAACAATCATGAAGGGGCTGACACCGGCTGAGAGGGCTGAAGTGGTGGAGGAGCACTGGGGCTGTTTCTCAAGACCAGTGGCGGTTGGCCAGGACTTTAGCAAGTTCGACCAGCACATTGGACTGGAGGCGTTGCAGTGGGAGCACGGGTTCTACCTTGGCGCCTACAACAACGACAGCCACCTGCAGCGGCTACTGTCGTCGCAGCTCAAAAACAAGTGCTACGCGCAGGGGGTGGACGGGAAGGTGAAGTACAGTGTCAGGGGCGGCCGCATGTCCGGGGACATGAACACCGCCCTCGGCAACTGCATCATCTCCTCAGGCCTCGTCTGGGCGTATGCCAAGGAGCATGGGATCAAGATCAGACTGATCGTGGATGGAGACGATTCCGTCACCTTCATGGAGCAGGCTGACTTGGCCCGATACCAAAGTGGGATCAAGGGTTGGATGGCGAAAAGGGGGTTCAAACTGGTGAGCGAGGCACCAGTCAGCGAGATCAGTAGGGTGGAGTTCTGCCAGTGCAGATATGTGGGCTCGTCCCCCCCCACCATGGTCCGCAACCCTTTGAAGGCTATATCCCAGGACCACAAGTGGATTGTGGATGAGCAACTCCCCTGGGCGGAGGTGCTCGCTGCCACCGGGCTAGGAGGCCTCGCACTGTACGGCAACATGCCGGTGCTTGGCTCTTACTACCGCATGCTCGCAAAAATTACTACCCCTTCACAGAAAACGCTGAGCCGTCTCGATCGGAGAAGCTCATGGCTCAGGGACGCTACTTTCAATGGACAGTACGACGTACCCTCGGAGCAGACGCGCTACGCCTTCTGGCAAGCCTGGGACATCGCTCCCGAGCTGCAGCGCCAGTGGGAGGCACGATTTGCAGCCATGGATCTCTCCTCCATGATCGCCCTTGATATTAACAACATTGCACCGGCGCACAACGACGAACACTGTTTCCTCATCTAGAGGCCTACGATTTGAACGAACCAACGCATGGCTCAGACGACGAAAGGTAAGCGAGCAAAGAAGGCACTGAAGGCCAGGGCGCGCCCAAAGGAGCGCCCCACGCCCGATGTTGCCCTTCTACGCGAGCGCGAGCTCGTCGAGCTCATTATGGACCCCTGCCGGGCTAAGCTGACGGGCGGGTTTGGCTTGGGGACCACTGGCATAGTACAGCGCTTCTCCAAGTTCTACACCGTTCCCTTCAATAGCCTCGCCACTCCCACCGGCGACCTTTGCTTCACCGTGGAGCCCAACAAGGGCGGCACTGGTGTCACCATCTCCCAATTTGGATGGAATGGCAGCCCTCCTTGGCAGTTTCAAGATGTCTACAACTCGCTCCCTCACACGACGTTCTGTCAGGCCAATGCCGACAGCGTCAGCGTGCTGGCGTGCTGTGTTGAGGTATACTATACTGGCAAGGTGGTGGATCGCGCCGGCTATGCCGGCGTTCTCCAGACGAAGCAAACATCTATTTTGGACATGGTTACCCCCTACGGGGGGGGGGCAAAGGCCGACCCTGACCAGCGCATGGCCATGTGCCAGGCAACGGGCGTAATTGCGCAGGAGGCGATGTCTGTCAAGTGGATCCCCACGGTCGGAACTCTCACCAGCTCGTCTTTCCCAGAGAGCGACACTGGTGTTGCCGCCGATGATCTCAAAAACAGCAATGCCATACTGATCCAGTTGCGTGGGGTAACTGACCCGCTAAAGTTCACTCTGCGGGTCACGACCGTGGTGGAGTACATCCCGAAGGCGAGCACCTACCAGACGGCCCCTCGACCAACCCAGACGGTACCTGCTGGTGCGCCTCAGCGTATCGCAACCCATCTGGACAGGGCGGGCGACTGGTGGCACTCCGTCGGCATGCTGGCGGAAAGTGGTATGCAGTTCACCACGAAGGCAGTTTACGGGGCTTCACAGGCTGCCAGGCTGGGCAAGGGGCTGCTCAAGGCTGCCCCAGCCCTCCTGGCCCTGGTAGGGTAGGCACGATCTATGATACGATGGGGACCCTTCCCCTTTTGTGCGCATGCCGCTGATGGTTGTGCCCAACCCGCAACGCGCAATCGGGGGGAGGGGCTTGTGATGTCACCTGCATCGGGGATTCCATACCCGGCATCACTCGTAGGGAAAAGAAGGTAGGAGCGGGCGCGCAACGCAGGTACCGAGCATCCGGCAAAAGCACTCAGTGCCCCCTGCTGGGATGAACCAAATCGACTAACCCACCC